AATCGAGCGCTGATCGAGAATGTACGACACCCCATTATTGTAGTAGTACACCTGGCGCGCGCGCAGATAATTCGCAGGCATTTGATACGGCGTTGCTTGCCCAATCTGCGCAGTGAAAGTGTAGAACCGCTTAACTATATCAAGGTCTTGCTGCAACGCAATTTGAATCAACCGGGCGTTCAAAAATTGCCCGGCCTGCTGCGTGAACCCCGGCACCTTGGCGTACTGACACGCCAAGGTTATGATTTGTGCCGAAGTCATGGGCATGATTAAATCTCCGCGTCCAAAGCCGCACGCTGTTCCATCATTTGGGCAAGGTACATTTTGCCTGCCGGAATGGCTTCTTCCATCTTGCGAATCGTTTCTTCAAGCGTGTGAAACTGTTGACGAACTTGCACCGGAATTTTGGCTGTTTCGCGGTATTGGTCCCGCAACGTATCGAGCTGCTTAATCACGTTGTCCAGCTTCTCACCTTGCTCTTGCAAGCCGTTGCTCACAGCAGGGATTTCCAGCTCAACCAGGCGTTGACGGCGGAACACCTGACGAATCTTGTCCAGCTCGGCGTTCATTTCCTGCTTTGTCGCACCCTTCGAAAAATTTCCGACTACCTGTAGCTGCTTGCCGTCGCCCAAGTTGTAATTGATCGTGAACACATACCCCGCTTCACCGATCTTTTTTTCTGCTGCCGTCGCCAATGCTTCGTTCATGATTTTTTCCTATGTTGTGGTGTGCCGTTTTACTGCTGTACTGCGCTTAAAAACTATAGCTTGCTGCGATCTTTCCCGTCTCGCCACGAAACGCCGCTTTGTTCGCATGCGTGTTCATTCGACGACGCCCGCGCGTTTCCGGCTCGTGGATCGCGGCTTCGTGCGAATGCCCGCGCCGTTCCATTTCTTCCAAATCGCGCGCCACACCCGGGTCTACCCGGTAGTGCCCGCCGTGCATATACGGCACGCCGTTGTGCATCAACATCATGCCTGCAACCGGGGCCAAATCCAGAAATACGTCAACCAGTTCGACTTCGGGTTCGTCATCCATCTTGCCCAGCAATCGGTCCAGCTCTTTATCGTTACTCATGACCCCCTCCTTTTCAAAAAACCCTCGACCCGAAAGCCGAGGGAAAGACCACACCACACACGAAAAACCGACCCAATTACGAACCGTTGTTCGCGATCAGGTTGGTAAAGGCTGAAGCCGATTCGCATCGGATGAAAAACGATTGGTTCAAGATCAGTGAACCGTAAAACGCTTTCCACGTCACCAAGCGCAGTTGGTTTTGTGGGTCGGACTTATCCGCTTGGTTCAAATATTCAAACCGCACGTTGTCCAGCGTCACTTGTCCGTACGCGCCGCGCGCCACAAAGAACGCAGGAAACACCGTGACACCGGTTGCCGGTGCTGCGGGGGCCAATAGTGTCGGCGTAGACGACGAAGCCAGCGAAGCGATCGACGGACCGGCACCGGTAATCACCACCGTTTGCCCGCCTGCCATTTGCGTCGCGTACCCGGCGAAACCGCCACTGGTCGGGCCTGCGGTTGACAATCCAACGTTGTTCACCGCGGTGCCCCCCACCAGCGATACATACACGTTGAAGTTGTAACCGGGCAGTGTCGGAAGCGCTACGCTGATTGCCTGGTTAGCCGTCAACGTGATCGCAGCGGACGTTTGATAAATCATCTGTTCGACGCCCGTATTGGCGTTCGAAGCCGTCAGCTGAATGACATACGCGCCTGCGGCGAACGTGCCGCCCGCCACTGCGGTACCGGTGACTGCTGCGACCCCGGTATAGTACGGAATCATGTTCGACGCAGTAAAACGGCACCCGCCAAACGCACCAATTTCCCAATTGTAATAACGGTTCACATCGCTATACGACCAGGCTGTGGTGATTGCGCTGTTTTGCCGCAAATCCTGCGCGACCAACATGTGAATCATCGCAACATAGTGCGGCTCGACCGAAGGACTCCGACCACCTTTGAGCGTGCGCACGTCAACCTTGAGATCTTCGTCTTCCGGACCCATGAACCAGGGCGCGCCGGTCGTCGTCAACGAGCCCACTGCCTTGTTGATTTCGAGCACGCTCAACACGTCACCCGCAACCAGGTTGGCCCGACTCGTTTTGCTGTTCGCAAAGAACACGTTCGACCCTGCAAGCAACGCATTAAGCGTGTTGCGCTCAAACGTTTCTGCAACCGCCAGGCCACACAGCTGAATAGCCTTTTTGAACAGTGGGTGCGAGATAGTCAGCTCGGCCACGTCCGTAATCGTCACCGAATCGCCCCATTGCTGCGCGGTCGCCGTGACTTGTTGGATTGCCATGTACTCACCAGCGCTCGGCACACCTTCTTGCAACGGCGCAATCGGGAGCGGCAAGCGCTGGTAGCGCGTGGCAACGTAGGTGGTACCCATGTTCTTAGGCAGTTCCAACGGGTCTCCAAACTGATACGCGAGCAGCAACCGTTGGGTCAGGGGGAGCGTTTTTTCTTGGATATAATTCGCTATATCCGAGGCAAACGCCGAACTTTTGTTTTGATTAGCCACGTTAGGCTCCTATCCAAGTCAAAAATCGCTCCCCGACAAGCTACAGCTTAATGCCTGTCAGTCGGCGTTCCGCATCACTCTTGCCGCCCGTGTCCCGACGACTTGCCGGGGCTGCATTTGAGCGTGCATTGAGCGGCGCACCGCGCGCCGCATCAACCCGCTGTTGCGCCTGCTTTTTTGCTTTGGGTGCGGTCTTCAATCGCTCCATTGCGCGCTGGCCCAACAAAAACTGTAACGTCGCTTCGCGCGTAGGGTTGATCCCCTTGCTTCTCGCGCGCGCCAGCTCCGTTTCTACGTCCTTTTCCATGCCCTTCAACGCCGGACTGTTCGCTACCATATCGCGAAACATTTGACGGTCCGAGTTGTCGTTCGAACGAAAACGCGATTCTGCAATTTCGCGCTCCATCCCTCGAATCCGCCGTTCTTCCGGGTCTAGTTCGGCTTCCTCACGCTGCTGGCGTTGCTCCGCCGCATACCGCTCACGAATCCGATGTTCTGCCAGCTCGTCTTCCAGCTTGGTTGCGCGTTCACGCTCTGCGCGCGCTTCCTCGATCGCTGCTTTTCTCTCGTTGGCTAACCGTTGAACCCGGTTTTGCCCACGATTTTGCGGTTCATCACCCAACAACGCATCAAGCGCTTCGACATGAGGCGCGCCTTCATCCCCTTCATCATCACCGCCGCCCTGCGCGTCGTCATCTTGTTCATCGGCGTGGTCATCGCCTTGCTCGTCATCGGGTTCGTACCCATCCGGGTCGTCGCCACCTGGCAAGTCATTCAGTGCATCATTCAATTCGTCTTCGGTTGCCATGTTCCCTTCTCCTAGTGATTAACGATCACCACCCGAGCGGCCCGTTACGCGAACCAATCGATGTGATACTTTACCCGCGCATACCTGCTTGCGCGTCTTGCATTTGATCTTGATGAACCGCCCCGGGCGGCTGCTGCCCTCCACGCGGCGGCGCGGGTTGCGCACCAGGTCGCGGCTGACCAGCGGTTCCTGGACCCCCCTGGCCGCCTGGCGCACCCACATGCCCACCGGGTTGCCCTTGCTGCTGTTGCATCGCGGCGATGTGCGCCATTATATGACGCCGGAATGTGCCGGACGGATCCGCCGTGACGTGCGCCGCGCTCTCGTGAACTTTCAAGTGTTGCTGGTTATCGTCCATCGGCGACACCGGGATATCCATGTTGTTTTTCAAGAATTGGTTTTCCAATTCTGGATCGATGGTCTGCTGATGCCGCTGATCGATCAGGATTTGACCGGCGAGCGTCGGGCCAAATCCGATCTGTGCGATCTGGTCAATCGCCGGACCGAGGTCCAGCTTACGACCGTTCAACACGTCCGGCGTAAAGCCTTTGAACACATTAATCATCGAAATGAGTTGTTGCATGCGCTGCGGGCCGCCGAGCTGATCGGTGCCGTTCCAATGGAAATAATATTTTTCGTCCCATTGCTGGACCGGAATTTTTTCCATCGTTGCGCGCTGTCCATGCTCGCCGTACATCACGACCGATAATTCTTCGGTGCGAAATTGCATGTCCAGCTCATAAAACCATTCGAGCAACGGGTCCATGACGCCATTTTCGCAGCGCTTCACCACATCATTCATGGTCGCGAGCGCTTCACTCGATTGCTGCGCCACCGCCTGCGCGTTTTTACGTCCGGCAGGGGCCTTGCCAAGCATCGCTTCGTTGACCTGCATCGATTCCATGATCTGCGCTTTAATATCGTTTTTTAGCGCAATCATGTGCTCATAGAGTGGCGGAAAATTCGTGATTGTCGTGTCTTGCGGGCTGGTTTCCCAAATCGCCGCTTTACCCATAATCATCGAAGCGACGTTCGGGTTTTTCAGCGGGTCCGTCATCACAATGGGAAGCAACGCGAATAGCGCGGAGTCCAAACCCATGTTGGTCACGTCATTGACTTGGTACTGCAAGTCCGCAACCGCCTCAACAATCGGCTTGCCCCAAATCGTACCGGCCACCGGTTCCGCCGCGAGCGACACGATATTGATTTTTTGCGACCAATACGGGTTTTTGACCACGCCGAGCACGACGCCCTTGCTGCTCAAAAAGAAAATCGCCGGGACTTTTTTCGAACCGTCCAGCTTGAGCTTGGCATAACCCATGTAGACGAGTTGAAAACTACTCTTGCCCTTGATCTTGACGTTCGCGTCGTCGGTGCGCTGCTTACCGGCCCACTTGTCCCCCGGGTCCAAGTCTGCATCGATAATTTCATCGACCTTTTTGGACATTAGCCAGCCGAGTTTCGCCTTTGCCTTTAATTGCGCTTCGGTCCAGCGAAATTTAACAACGACTTGCTCCGCGTCTTGTATATCGTCCACGGTCGGCGGGAAAATCAGCAGTTCTTGTGCAGCAATCAGTGTCACTTCCGGCCCGGCTTCAGTGACTGTTTCTTCGCGGATATCTTCCCACGAAAAATCAGGCACGCCAGGGATTTCTTCTTTGACTTTGCGCGTCACGGTATGCTCGCGTGACACCCAATCGACCATCAATGACCATTGGCCTTCAATGTCGCCATTCAGAAAAAGCGGAGGGATCTTGGTGCGAAGCTTCGACCAGCGGATATAGTGTTGTAACAACGAGATTGTGTTGGTCGGCATGTCACCCGACTCGGTGATGCACTCCAAATTCTTGCCTGACGTTGGGAACAACAGCGCAGCAAACCGCTTGGCGCGCGCATCGATTGCATCCTTGACGATCGGTACAAAGGTCTGTGAGTCACCATCATAGATTTGGTTGTCAGTCAGCTCGGTATTGTAGATGTCCCAATAATCCGCGATCGCATCGGTTTGATCTTGCTTGCCTTCTTTGTAGCCGTCCTCGATTTTCGAGAAAAGCCCCCTCACATGCGCCTCGACGGACGGTATCGAACCGTAATTCTTGATCTTGGGCTGCGGCATTACTTAACGGTCCATCAGTTCTTGTTTTAAAAATTCTGCAACCCCGACCGCTGCAAAACTGCTGGGTAACCTACTCCATCTTGTACACAAAGTTCCATCAGGTTCGACGTACGCCAACACAAACCACTTCACTTGCCCCGCTTTAACCGCTTCACTAAAACTTTGCGCGACTTCTTCTACCGAATCGTCTTTAGGCAGCATCGCAAGTTGCGCGGTCATTTCCGCCGCGCCGGTTTTGGTCTCGTGCCCATGCTGACTCTCGCCAGTTTTTTCATTTCTTCGCCAATCGCCTTCTTTGCTGCACTGTGCCGCGCCGGGTTCGAACGGACTTCCTCGGCGTCCTTTAGCGTGTGCATGTCACTGCGCGCTCGCCAATCTTTTTCACTGTCCGGTACAGCCAAAATGTGTTTTTTCTTCGTCACCATTATCCATGACTCCGGTACTTTTTGGGGGGAAGCGATGTTAAATACCGAGCACCACCTGGCGTGTAGGCAAAATTACCGTCCGCGCTAGTATACGATATTTGAACGTGCCCTAGATTTAAATAGCGCAACCCGTCCAACAAGTGATCATTCTTCTTTACCACCTGACCGTGTTTGTCACGGTGATACAAGGGCCATTCTTTTTGCAAATCCACGCAGTTGCGAAAGATCTTTAAACGCCCTTCCAACGCGCGTTGATACACTTCAAAGATACCAGACTCCACCGCGTTCTTCGCTTCGACCAGGTTCAAACTCTCTGCACGGTACAAGGTCAACACGCGTTGCGCGTCCACTTGTGAGCGCCCGCGCGAAGCC